GCGTATTATCGTACGGAGATCTTGAAAAAGACACTCCTTAAGAAATATATACCATTAGGCAGTAATGCATCTTTGCATTCTGAAGCGGTTCAAAATTTTATTGACCGTAACGACAAACTTAGCGATAAGTTTGAAGTTCCTAATCATCGGCGTGGTCTGTTTAGAGACTGGCAGATACGTCTTTACGACATATTTATGTCAGCCGATTTTCAGACTAGTGTGTTAGATCTAAACTCATGTTTCTTGTTAGGGAAACCTGGGCCCGGATCGACCAGAGGCACGCGTTTTACGGATTTTTATCGTAAGATGTGGGACTCTGACTTTACGTACACCAACGAGTTGCTTGTATCTCATTTCGAGACTTCGTTACCTGATAGATGGGGAATGGCGAATTTAATTTGTCGTATAACCCATGCCAATCGGTATGTCGAAGGTAGCTCTCTAACATCTGTCCCTAAGGACGTAAGTAAAAATAGATGTATATGTACTGAACCAGCTCTCAACATGTTTTATCAGTTGGGTGCTCACTCGGTTATTTCGCATTTGCTCAAACGTCATTTTCATCTTGACATTAGAGTTCAGGCGAAGTATAACAAGAATGCTGCCAGAAGAGGGTCTATTACAGGCTTAAATGCCACGATAGATCTCTCAGACGCCAGTGATCATATACATTACGATTTAGTCAAGCAGTTACTACCTCGCGAAGTTTTCAGATGCCTAGATGTTATTAGGTCTCCGGGTTTCGTGTCTGACGGTGTTTTTCGCCGTTTTAACATGATTTCGTCAATGGGCAATGGTTTTACTTTTGCTCTTATGACGCTCTTGTTGGTAAGTTTGCTTGACGTTTACTTGCGTACTTGTGACGACCGTTATATTCCCTTACGGGATGGCGTGTTTGGTGATGATATTATATTACCAGCACGACATTATGACGGTTTTGTACAAGTTCTGAGCGATTTTGGCCTAATTGTTAACCTCGATAAGTCCTTCTCCACCGGATTCTTTAGGGAATCTTGTGGGGGGGACTTTTACCGTGGACTTAACGTCCGTGGTGTTTATATCAAAGGAGTCACAAATGAAGCCGAAGTCTACTCAGCCTTCAACCGCTTATTCGACTGGTCAGCTCGTACTGGTGTTCATC